TGGAATTGGAGCATTAAATTTTCACCAAATGATTGTAGGCTGACTGGTATCACTTACTGGATGCCATTACCTGAACCACCGAAGGAGGAAGAATGAGTTGGATTAGCTTAAAAGAGCGTATGCCGGATATAAGCGATGGGATTGTTTTATTGTGGCTGACAAATGCAGCTTGTCCTGAATTTGTATTGGGCGGCTTGCTTAATTGCTACAGCGACAAAGGGCTAGAGACTCTTGGCGTTATTGATTACAACAATCCAAATGCCACGCTAGCTCTGGACCAATTTACCCACTGGATGAAATTAAATCCGCTACCTGAGCCGCCGAAGGAGGAAGGATGAGCGAGCAAGATAAGCAATTCCTGGCTTGTTTATGCGTTTGGTTAGACTGGAACATTTACCAATCACTAAGGGCTGCAAATAAAGACTGGGACGATAGCGAAAGGTCATTTGAAGAAATGCGACTCGACGCAAAGAAGCTAGTAGAAGAATTTAGCAAGCCACCGAAGGAGGAGAAATGATTCACTGGGACGGAGTTCTTTTGCTTTGTATATGCATTTGGTTTTTTATCTTAGGAAGGTGGAGTAAGTGAAACTTGAGTTACACGAATACGCACTTGTCATAAGTATCCTTATGGTGGGCATAATAGCTAGTAGCAGTATGTTGCTGCTCGTTTATAAGGTGATGACATGCCGCTAACAAAAAAGGGGTTGAAAATTCGTGCCGCACTAGAAAAAGAGTATGGCAAAAAGAAAGGCGAAGAAGTGTTCTACGCTATGGAGAACTCCGGCAAGATTAAAGGCGTAAAAAAGAAGAAAAAGTAATGGTAAACTCTCGCGCCAAGGGGGCTAGAGCGGAACGCGAACTAGCCAATAAGTTAAAGGAACATGGCTTCACTGCCAGACGTGGACAGCAATACAGCGGAGCTAATGGAGATGCTGATGTAGTTTGCACCGAATTAGCTGCTTATCACATCGAATGTAAGATGGTTGCCGCACTAAATGTAGATAAGGCTATTGACCAAGCTACAAGAGATTGCGGTGACAAAACTCCAATAGTATGCCACCGTAAGAACAACCGCCCCTGGCTTGTAACGATGTACTTGGAGGACTTTTTAGCTTTAGTCCAATGCCAAAAGACTACGACATCAAAATGACAGACTTACAAACAGAATATGTAAGCACGCCAGTGCTACCAGAAGTATTATTGTGGCTGGCTGTTATAGATAGAGCGATTGCAGACTACTGCTCCCCAGCAAAAGAGTTGCCAGACTTCTTCAAGTTAGACCTGTATAACTTCTTTTTTGAGGATAATCCCAGGCCGTATAACCTAGTTTATATCTGCTCTATGCTACTAGACAGAGAGGATGCCGTAGCTAAGATACGCAAAAGAATCCCTAACTACTCACCAGACGAAAAGAATCGCTCCTACCGTTCTAGCAGTTTTTAGCGCTTTTTCTTCTTTTCAACGATTGACCAAGCTTGTGCAGCGCCGTAAAGAATCGCCCCACCAAGTACAGGCTCAGCAGCCGTAGCTAGGTTAGCAGCGTCATGCTCTGACACGCCTACTGTTACTAGCGCTCCAGCAGCTAAGGTAAGCAGATGGCGGAGAATGGATGCAAGAATGAGCGGCATATAGCACCTTCAAATATAGACTTTCCGTAACTACAGTTGCGGCTTCTGGGATCAATAAAACTTCCCCGTATGCAATTCATCCAGGGTTCCCAATAAAAGGATAAATCACAATGCCGGTATTTAGCCACCCATTTATTTAAGTTTACCGTAGCGCCGTCTATCCCGTCTAAATCAACTACACACGGGGCAGATAGGTTAGGATTAACTCCATGCTTTTCGCAGGTGAGTCCAGATAAGCAGCGTCGCTGGTATGGATTGTCCACAATGTTACAAGTAGGCAAAGTAACAGATACAAGATTGGCAAGCACTCTTCTAGCTGGTTCATATAAGTCACACTCCAAACATGGCGATACGTAACAGGTAAGCTTTTTGCCCTGTATCCGCTGCCTAAATCGTTCAAGTATTACCGCAAACCTTTGTCTTAACCTGCTTCTTGGATTCTGTGCCGCCCTACTAGCTGATGCCGCTGTATAGCCCCATAACGCCTCATAACGGCCACAGCGCTTGTTTCTCATGCATGGGCTTTGTATCAGATGAGCTCGTATAATCTTTGGCCTAGCGTCGCTTAATAGCCTTTCTACGCACTGGCACTTATGCCCAAAAGTATTCTCTAGCCAGCTAATAACTAGCTTATCCTGATCCCGATACAGCCTGTCCACCCCATCACAATTAAATTGCGGATGACAAATACCAAGCAAGCTAGGGGCTGCCCATGCTTCTACTGATACCATCAATAGCAGCAAGGCAACAACCGATCTCATCGGTCTAGCGCCTTATCCAATTTGGCGTCAATCTTCTCTAGCCGGCCCTTAATATAGGCTAGCTCCGTCTGAATAACCTGTACCTCAGCCGACACAACGTACTTGTGCGTCTCCAGCTCGTGCAAGCTATTCTTAACTGCTCTGTAATCCAGGCCAATAATAGAAACAAGTACACCGATTGCAGCCTTTATAATAATATCCAGCCAATATTTAAGCTCAGTAACATCGCCAGTCATTAGTGTACTCGCCCCCCTCCGTAAGAATCAATAATTATTAATTCTGCTTCGGGAGTACCCGCCATAATATCCATAAACCTATTAAAGGCGGATTTGCTGGCTAGGATAGCCGACTCACTTCCAATTTTGCCAAATTGCATACCAAGCAGGATGCAGCCATGCGTATCTTTATGAGTATTGCCCGCATGGAATAAGATATGGTCTCGCTCTGTTACGTCCATTACCTGCCAAGTTTTGCCAAACTTAGGGCTATTCCTTGGCATAACTTTATACCGTCCTACAGGTATGCAGCTAATCTTGCGTTCATTATCTCGCCAGGCATCTTCCAGCGTGACAAACTCAGGCATATCATTGATGCACAATACGCCCATAGTTGCGCCGTTATACTCTGATACCCTGACAAGCCGGAGTTTCATCCTACTGCCACCTGAGTTTGCAACATCTCAACCTGAGCTTCTAGCGCCTCTACTTTAGCTTGCATTATCTGAGCAAACTCTTGAAATGCTTTAATCATTCTAGCTTCGTTTTTACCAAGACCAGAAAGCGTCAAGTATCCATTGCTATTTTCAGCAACTAAATCAGGATAAATTTCCCTCACTTCTTGAGCGATAAAACCAATTTGATGACCAGTTCCATCTTTATAATCAAACTCAACCGGACGAAGTGCAAAAATATTTGCAAGTTGCGAAGGCAAATCAATTATATTTTCTTTTAATCTAACATCTGAAAATGTACCAAAAGCTAATTGACTTGCGCCATTTCCATTGATTTGCCCATTTCCTGTTCCTTGACTATTTATAGTAGCTTGAAGAAACACTTGCGAAGTTGTGTTATCATTATCTTTTTTATCTAAATACAAAGCTGGAGTAGATAAATCAGTAGAAGCTACATCAACATAAAATCTTCCAGCGGCGTTAGTAGAAATAGTGCTTTTTACATAAAATTGCGCATTAGAAAATGGAATAGCTCCTACTCCTACGCGTCCATCGCGATCAATCCTCATGCGTTCAGCAAAACTGCCGGAGCCATCTGGGGTAGTATAAAAAACAAGACGTCCTGGCATATCGTTTGATGCCCCAGGAGCGCCATCTACTTGAGCTGCAATTACCGCTGCATCTGTATATCCTGTTCCGTTAGCGCCCTTGAAATAAATTTCTCCTACGCTATCTCCACTGCCAACAAGAGCATTTGTTCCAATCGTATTAGAATCTGATTTTTGTAATACTAAAACAGCGCCTTGAGCACCATTTTCAAATTTTGAAATAGTTAAATCTAAACCAGCACCACTTCGTGATATCTCAGTGCTGCCATTGACATCAATATTTAGCTTTTTAACACCACCAGTAGCTACAGCCCAAGTATCAGCAGCAGGAGCAAACACGCCTGTATTAGTATCATTATTTACGCACAATGCTGGCGCAGCAGCAGTACCAGCGCCTAAGTTGGTAGGAATATAACCGCCCAAGTTAGGATTGCCGGTAAAGGCATTAGAGCCGTCTTTGTTGATGCATTGATTGATACCCGTAGCAAAATCATTATCCTGAGTATCGTGGCGACCAGCTTCAATACCAATGCCAAGACTGGCATCACCAGCCCAACCGCCTGTCCCTGCGTTACCTTTTGTATAGCTTCCTCCGCTCCAGCCCATACTATGCCTCTCTTTCGTTAGTTAATACTTTATTTACGTACAGCCTAGTCTCCATAGGCACTTTAACTGCTTGCATGATATTAGCCCAGGTAACACGTTTACCATCAGCCTTTACTGCTCTAATAGCTCTATCGATATTGCCTGGCCCCCAGTTGTAAGCAGCCAAAGCAATATCCTTTTTGCCGTACTTGTTAAGCATCTGTTGCAAATACTTGCTGCCACCCTCTACGTTCTCTTGCGGGTCTTTAGGGTCTACACCAAGAGCTTTAGCTGTACCTGGCATAAGCTGCATTAAGCCTGTAGCACCTTTAGGGCTAACAGCTTCTTGTTTGCCACCTGACTCCACTTTCATTACAGCTCTAACAAGGCTAGGCGGAGCAAACTCTTTGCCGGCAGGAATGCTGATGTTTTGCTTGCCTACTTTAACTGTTTCAGGCTCAGGTGTAGGTGTTGGAGATATTTCGGCTGTTGGACCAACCGCAGCCTCTAATTCTGCCCAAGGGTCAGATTCAACTAAAGGCATGCTAGTTGCTGGAGTTGGACTAGGAGACGCAGTTTGTTCAGCAATCGGCGCAGCAGTGCTTAGCCCTGATACCCCACGAGCTATTGCCGCAGCTTTAGGTGCTGTAGTTTGCAAAGCTTCGCTAAGTCGCTGAGAACGAGCTGCCGTAATGCCTGGCGACATTCTCTCTAGTCTTTGTGCTTTTGATATAAACTCCGCTGCAAGTTCTGGATTTTGTAGCGCTTGTGTCAATGCTTCCGCAGTTAAATTTGTTCCACGCTGAGCGGTGGGCAGCCCCAATGCCAATGCTGTTGCAGAAAGAGCGCCTGACATCTTGCCACCTAACGTACTAGTTGCGCCAGAGCGAGCTATATTGCTTAATGCTGATACTGTAGCGTCCTCTCCCGCTGATGCAGCTAATACTCGTTCAGAGCCGCCTAATGCCCTAACCAAACTTTTAGCTTGGATATCAATATTACTAGGGGATAGCGCAGGAACATCCGCTGCTTTAGTCGCTTTTGCGGTGCGAGTTAATATCTCTTCCCAGCCTTGTACTAGCGGCCATATAGGGCTATCTGCATATACCGCACGCTTATCTCTAATCCATTTTAGTTTCTCATCTACAGTTTGCTTATTAGCAAAATCTGCCATTTCACTGGCTAGCTTGTTAGGTTCTAATCCACCTAATACCTTAGCATATTCATCAGAGGTAGCCGATTTCTTGCTTACATCAGCAATAATATCTTCTGGACTTTGTTTGCGTAATAGTTTGTTTAATGGCGCTCTTTGTCCGCTCTCATCAAAAAACCAGCGTTGCTTATATTCTCGCCATGCTGCCCTTGCTGCTGATAAACTTTCAGTTCCTTCTACTGAATCTATTTGCTTGGCTATTATTTCAGATAAGTTATCAGCAAACGCTTCATCGCGAGTTCCAGTCTTTGCCGCTCTGCCAGCGTCTAAAATTGCACTTCTTAACTCTTGCAATCTTCCTACTGTAGTAGTAACCGCCTCACCCTTTTTTAATTTACCTTTAGGCGTAACCTCCTCTATTAACTTTTCATATAAATTCCACAATTCATTGTTTGTTGTGTTTATGTCAGATTGTGGAAAAAATTTAATAAAAGCTGATTTAGCTTCTTTGCCTAATCCCTTAACTGGCACAGGAATTGCTTTTACTTCTTCGGTAAATAATTCTGATGCAGCTTGACGTTGTCTTTCCTCTGCTCCTTGAAGTAGCGTTTTAGCTGCCTCTCCAGCACGTTTAGGATTAGGGTCGCCTAAATCAGTTAGTTGTAATGCTGATTGATTTATATCTTCTAGTTTTTGTCTAGCATTAGCTGCAAACTCTATATTGGCATCGCCTGCTGGTTGAGTTTTTAACAACCGCTCTGCTTGCGCTAGCGTATCAGAGCCAGTCATTTCTGCTGTTGTTAAGGTCTCTGCTGGAAGCGTAGTTGATAATGCTTGTTTAGCTTCTGCGGCCTTTGTTAATTCGTCTAGTGTAGTAAGTCGCCCCAATTCTTTTCCAACCAAAAACTCAGCTTTTTGTGCAGTTTGTGGGCCAAAATAATCGGCAAGGCTACTGCCAACTTTCTTAACTATAGGGGAAGCAGCCTTTCCTAGCGGACCTAGCGCTCTAATTCCAGTTTCAATTCCAGCGCCTAAAGCAGCTTCTTTTGTAGCTTGTTCTAATCTGCTTTCTTGCGGTGTAACTCCAGCAAAATAATCAATAGCTTTTTGTATTGGAACATCAGCATAAGAGCCTAATGCGCCACCTAAAATTGCACCAACTGGGCCGCCTACTACTCCACCGGCTGTGCCGCCAACAACACTTCCACCAATACTTGCAGCCTCTTCTGGAATGCTACGCAAAGATTGTAGCGATAATTCAATAGGTACATACCCTAACGGAGCAGGCCCATAACGTCCTATATTCTCATATCCAGTACGGAACCGCTCCCAAAGTGACGGCTCAGGAGTTGCGGTAGGCGTAGCAGTAGGAGTTAGGCTAATAACAGGATTAGCGCTAGGTGTATTAACTGCCTCTGCTAACTCGTCCCAAACGTCTACCACTATTGCCCCCTAGCTTGTAATAATGCCGCTGCTGCTGTCTTTTCAGCCGGTGTCATCTTGGCTTTCCAATCAGCGCCATATTTGTCTTTTAGTGAGCTAACAAACATTTGAGCAGCTCCAGTAGCGCCACCAGTAACTTGCGTTGTTTGACCTTGAAATACATTAGGCTCTAAGCTTACCGCTGTGTTTTTTTCTGCCGCTTGTCTGTATTGCTGCACTAATGCGGCAGGACTTTGTGTTCCAGCAGATAGCTTATCAGCAGCTACTCGCAAAGTATCGTTAGCTATACGCTCAAGAATATTTGCAGCTTCTTGTGGGCCTACAGAGCTATCGCCAAGCACAATAGATTCCATACGCTCATCTTCTGCGCCACGAGTTGCCATACCCGATCTAATACGAGTAAGAGTATCAATTATATTATTAGCTCTGGATTTAATCTGATCACCAAGAACAGACACGTTTTTAGCTGCTTTGTATTCTGGGAAAGAAGATAGCTTTCGTAAATCAGCAGCTAAATCTTTAGCTAAGTTAGCAAATGGGCCAGCATCGGCTGCGGCCTTTTTAATAGCTTCTCCTACTTTTGGAAAATCTTGCTCTATTTGCTTGCGATAAACCATGCGCTTATCAATAGCCTCATTGTATTCGCGCATTCGCTTAGATGCTAATTCATCTTTTTGAACTAATAGTTGCTGTCCTATTTGTTTGTTAATTTCCGCACGAGCGTTAGCCAATGCTAAATCTGGACTTTCGCCATTACGAATGTTTTCCATTTTAAGCGCATCAAGTTGCTTTTCTCGTTCAACGGCAGCATCAACGCCAATCGTAGCTTTTAATCGAACTAAATTCTCTTTAGATTCTCGCCCTAATTTATCCTGCTCTGCTTTCCATTCTCGCTGCTTTTGTTTATCTCCTGATGTAGCAGCAGTTTGCAATTCTGCTATTTTTAATTTAGTAGCATCCGCTTGTTGCTGTTTTTCCAATCCGCCGGTGTTGCGAGCAAGGATTAATGCCATTTGCTCTTCAAATGGTAATCCTGTTCTTTTAGCTTGAGCTTCTTCTCGTATTTTATTTAATTCAAACTCGCGTTGTGCTACGCCTTCTGGACTAGCATAAAACTCTTGCAAGGCTCTCATCTTGCCAGTTTCTAATCCAGCAGCGCGTTTGATTGCATTTTGCGTATCTAAATCTTGAGCGTTAAGTGCAGTTGATAACGTAGAAAGTCTAGACTGATACGTTGGATCTGATACGCCACCAATAAAATTAGTGCGCTCCTGTGCAGTGCCAAGCCCCTGCATTGTATTAGCTAACGTATTAAGTTCGAGTGTACTTCTAGCGGCCTCCTGTCTAGCCTGATAGCCCAATAACGATTGAAGCAGTATCGAACCTAAGCCTATTCCTAAAGCCTGGCCTGTTGAACCATAAGGATTGATTAGACTAGGAGCTACCTGGCCTAGTGTTTGTGCAGCAATACCGTACCCAGTATCAGCGCCGGTATAGTTTAAGCCTTGTAATGCCTCTTCTAGTGTTGCCATATCACTTATTTAGCCTATTAGTTATTGCTTGAGTTCCTGACGCCACTACGCCCTGAGCTATATTAGCAAAAGGATTTTGTTGTGCAGGTTGATTATAACCTTGATTAAGAGTTTCTAATTCCATTAATTGATATGGAGTAAGTGCTGGCTGACCACCGCCACCGCCCCCACCACCACGAGACATTCTAGCTATACGCTCTGCACTAGCCCTATCGCCTTTTCTCATAGCCTCTTCAAATTGACGCTGTAGCATCGCTTCTTGTGATTGATATTGAGCTTGTATGCCAGCCATATACGGCTGTTGTAGCACGCCCCACTGCTCATAAGGTCGCATAGCTAAATCACCCGCTTGGCCAAATTGCTGTTGCTGCACGCCATAGGCTGCTTGCTCTGCGGCTCCCATAGCTTCTTGACGAGCCATATCTTGCCTATCAGTTAGTGCTTTTAGCTCTCTATTGTACTGTTCTCCGCCTGGGGCAATACCTCTATTGGCCATGCTAGTTTCAAAATCTTGACGCTGTTGAGCAAAAGCTTGAGCATTACGACGTTCAAACTGCCCGATTATATTCTGTCTAGCTCGCTCCATTTCTGCTTCAAAGTTAGGCTGATACTGCTCGCCTTGAAACTTTTGAAGCATATTTTGATAAGCTTGCCCCGCCCCCATAAAGCCTTCTTGCGTAACAGATTCAGGGGTTGGCGCTGCTGGGCCTTGCGGTGCTGTTGATACTGGGGCTTTACCTTTAGACATATCCTTAGTAGGAGCTTTTTGCTGGCCTTTTAATACGTTGCCATATTGGTCTTTGTATTGACCAGGGCCAGTACGAGTCCACCTGCTAGGGCCAGTTACCGCCGACTTAGAAGTTGCTGGTGTTGAAGCAGGAGGTGGCGGGGCTGCCGACTTTTGAGGTGCTGGCGCTGCTGGTCTTGGCTTAGGGTCTCTTGCTAATGCAGTCTTTTTTGTTTGCTTTGCCATAATTATACTTGCCCACCTAAATCATAACGAATCTCAAAGCCGTAAATATCAAGAGTAGTGTTTTTTATAGCACCACCAAACCTAACTGCTGCACAATGCCCCTGCCCTTTAACGGCGTACCTATCAAACGTATATTCTACGTCTGCTGACCAAGGACTACCCCAGGGACTACCCCAAGGTGTAAAAGAGCTGATTGGTGTAGTTACGTTAGTTAGTACTGCGGATCGTTTAAAATCCGTATCTAATCCTAAACTTAGGGTCACGCCTTTTTTAACTTTTAGCAACGGCCTGATATCTTTAAACGCCTTGTAATTCCCCCTAGCTCCATAAAAGCTAAATGCTGTACGACCGGAAAAGTTAATGGCTTGACCTGATGAAGTAGCGGTAATTGCATCAGCTTGGCCAGTCTCTCCTTGGTAAACTATGCCAGTAAGTGAAGCATAAAACGGATGATCAAAAGCGTAACAGGATGAGTTTGCATGGGCACCGTCAAATAACCTAAAAGTAGTCCAGCCTTTAGTGTCTAATGA